AACGCGCTCAAGATTCCGGAGCTCGCCGAGCCCGAGCGTCCGCGCACGGCAGCGGACGGCTGCCTCGAAGAGCCGCCGTCGTACTTCCCGGATCGACGTGTCGGCGAAACCCTGCCATCCGGGTAAGCGTTCCGTGAATCTGCGCCGCGGCGTCTCGTTGCGGCACCCTGGAGCCTCGGGTAACCTGCGCGCCTTCGCGTGTCTGGGGTGACTTGCAGGGACGATCGCCGCCCCGATGCGTTTGTGGAGAGGTGGCCGAGCGGTCGAAGGCGCTGGACTGGAATTCCAGTAGGCCCGCAAGGGTCTCCAGGGTTCGAATCCCTGCCTCTCCGCCAAATACAACCAGTTACGCCGCAGGCATCGATCGCTCAACACGGGCATCCGGCGTGCTTGTTTCCAAAATGTCTCCACTCTGAGTCAGCAGCGCAGCCATGCGATCGGTTGCGCCCTGGCGCTCCTTCGGGATCGCGTGCGAGTAGGTGTTCAACGTGATGTGCACCTTCGAGTGCCCGAGCGACTTGCTCACCGTCACGATGTCGACGCCCGCGGCGAGCAGATTCGACGCGAACGAATGGCGCAGGTCGTGATAGCGCACACGACGCACGCCAGCGCGACGGAGCGCCGGCAGGAAGCCTTGCTGGAGCAGCACGCTGCCCTGCATCGGTCGCCCCGTGGTGGACGGGCAGACGAGATCGTGCGGTCCCTTGGGGCACGCCAAGCGCCAGCGCTTGAGCTCTGAGAGGAGTTCTGCAGGCAGCTCGACCGTGCGCCGGCTCGAGGTGGTCTTCGGCTGGTAGAAGGCGCCACAGCGATACGTGCGGCTGATCTCGGCAGTGCCGCGGTTCCAGTCGATGTCGCCCCACTGGAGCCCGAGCGCTTCCGCCTGGCGCATGCCGGTGTAGACCGCGAGCATGATCGGCACGCGGAACGGATCCACCGCGGCAGCCATCACCTTGCGCAGCTCGCCAGGCGTCAGCACATTCGACTCGATCACGCGCTCTTCGCCCTCGGGCTCCGGGAGCTTCTTGATCTTGGCGGCGACGTTCCGGCTCACGAGCAAGTGCTCGAGCGCGTAGCCAAACACCGACACCAGGACGCCGAGACATTTGTTCGTCGTGCGCGGTCCCGGAGCGAGCGGCTTCAGCCGAGCATGCGGATCTTCGGCCTTGAGCGCGGCCTCCATGGCCTCGCGTGCGAGCCGCACTCGCTCAGGGACTCCGGCGCTCATCTCAGCGCGAAAGTCTTCGACCTGCTGGCGAGAGATCGCCTCGATCTTGCGATCGCCAAAGTACGGGAGGAGATAGCAGTCGAGCATGATCCGGTAATCGGAAAGCGTGGTCGCGCGCAGGACCTTGCTACGGATCCAACGAGCCGCGAGCTCGTTGAACGTCAGGCGTTCGCGAGTGGGCGTGTACGAATGCGCATCCACTTCAGCGAGCCGCTTCTGCAGCAGCTCCTGAGCAGCGCGCCTCTCAAGCGCCTTCGTTTCGAACTGACCCTTCGGCCGCTCGATCCGACGTCGGCCGTTTTGGTCTCTGAAGTCGGCGACCCAATGGTCGCGATACCTACGTGCGGTTGCCATAGTCATGCACCTCCTAGAAATGTTCTGCTCACCGCGACAATGACCTGCTCCGTCACGGTCGCTACGCCAGTGCGTGCCAGTTCCTGCAGCGTCTTCCCCACAGTGCTCTCACCGCGTCCGGCTACCGCTGGCACCGTATTGAGCAGCCGACTGCAGCCTTTCTCGGTGAGCGATATGAGGAAGAAATTCCCGTCTAGCGTGGCGGAGCTGTACTCGATGAAGCCTTGATCACGAAGCCATCTCATCGAATCCACGAAGATTTCCTCGCATGCTTCAATGGTCTCTGCATCGAGGCTCGTCAGCAGCCGCAGAGACCCAAACTTCAGGTTCTCAACGGTCGGGAATCCCTGCTCTAGTTCGTAAGCGATCGCGAGCGCCACGAGGTTGAAGAGCTGCATACGGCTACGCTTCATTACGGCTACCTCAAGTGGCTCTTTAGAAGGGCCACAGTCCGACGGCCTGAAGAATGAAAATTACGCTCGCTGCAGCGGCTATGAGCTCGAGCGCGAGCTTTACTGTCCGCCCGGCGACGGATGATTCCGCCTTTTCTCGATCGAAGCCTGCGCGTCCAATCAGCCGAAAGGGCAAGCTGCCGAACCATTCCAGCGCTGCGCCGATGTACCAGAATGGATTGAACGTGCGGTGTCGAGCAGCTTTCTCGTTGCCTTCGTAGACACCGATCGCCTGGTCTATGAGGTCTCGAATTTCATTGAGCCCCATGTAGTAATGGTCAAGGCGGAAAACGTTCAGAAAGACATCCACGTTCTGCACATAGCCGCCGACCATTGGCGGGGCTCGATACGTCAATGCCGGGTTTATTCCCGCCCAAGCGACGATGTATCTAACGTCATCGAGCTGTCGGTTGATGGCCTCGCGAGCGTTTTGCGCGTCTCTTCCGTTAGCGCGACCTGCGGCGTCTTCACTGAAGTACGTCACGACATCAGTCCGGAAACGCTGCAACGCCGATAGCCTCCTGGCGTTTTCCCATTTGAGAATGCGATTCGGGGCGCTCATAGGAATGATTGCCTCAACGCTTCGGCTCTGCGCGCAAGCGTGACCAAACGACTCGACCCGCAACCTCAGGCGAGAGCTTTTGAACTGCTAGTTGCACGGTGTCGAAATACCAAGGGTCCGAGTACGGGCTGACGACGATCTGCTCAAGCACCGATCGAACGTCCCATTTCATCTTGCGAACCGACGGCCCAGGCTTCAGCTCAGGGTCTCGCAGCACGGCATCCGCATCGCCCTGCAAATATCGCAGGAGACGAACCTCGTGCTCATCCGCGAATCCGTCGCGCTTGAACATGACCGCATACAGGAAGTTGTCATGAGGCATGCCACCCGCCGCGTAGTCGATGTACGTGACTTGGCCTAATCGAGTCGCATCATCCGTGATTGAGTCCTTCAGCTTGGCGCAGGTAGTTCGCAACGCGATGCCGTCCTTCTGGCCGCAATACAGTCGCCACATGCCCTCGGACTCTTTGCCCATGCGCCAGCAACTCGCATGGCTGGAGCGCAGGATGGATACCCTGGTGCGACGGAACTCTTCGAGGACTTCTGTCGGCGTCATCGCTTGCCCTGCGCGTGGGCCATACGTGCGCCCGAACCTTGTCGTGCCCATGGACATGACGACATCCTGCGCCAGGACTTCAGCTGTTACGGACCCCTCGAACGGATCGCCCAAGAGGTCAACACGAATGAGCGGAAGCTCGCCTGTGAGCAGAATGGACAACAATTGCGAGAGCGGCATGTACCGCCACGCCTCTGCCGTCAGATCAGGCTCGGGGAACGCGGGGTGATCAAGATCCTTTTTCATCATGTCGATGCTCTCCGCAGCCCCTTGGCGCGTTTCGTTCGCTCGCCGCGCACTGCCCTCGCAAGACTTTTATTCGGATTCAGGAGTATCTCTCGACGCAAGGCATCGAGAATTGTGGGCGACGAACCCAGTAGGACGAGGTTCTTTTGTGCCAGTCGCATGAGGGGCGACGGAAGGAGGATTGGCTTCACTACTGGCTGCTCCTCTTCAGATCCCGAGCGTATTTCTTCAGCAGATCGTCGACCGCCTCGCGCAAATGCGCCTGCTGCGGTATGCGCGTCGCCTGGCTCAGTCGTTTTAGCGCCGTCTTCTGCTCCGGCGTCACGAAGCAGGCGACCTGCGTGTAATTCACCGGTTTGCGCCATGGCGACTTGCGTTTGACTGGCATCAGATCGTTACCTCGTTGGTGCGCTTATCATAAGCTTATCTATCGAGCATCACAACGCCCGGCGGAGGGTTGCTGGATCGACTCCGAAAGCCCTAATCAGGGCGGCGAAGTCAGGTACAACGTTCGCTCAGCCCGCGCGGTTGCGGGCAAAGGAGACGACCAATGAACTCGACCGCCGCCATGCGCCGCGAGGCGCTCACTAGGGCGATCCGCGCCGGGGTCGGCGCCCTCAGCAGCCCGTTCGAGCGGGCGATCCTCGAGGGCTTCGCGAGCCTCTCGAAGTCGAACGGGGAGATGCGTCTCGACCCGGCCGTCATCGTGCGGATTCTTGATGCCGGGCGAGCGTCCGCCCGGAAGCGCATCTACGCTTAAGTACCGCCAAGTGCCTCGTAAGCCAGCAGCACACGCGCGAATGCTCTTTTTTGCGCGGCTGTGATCGTGCGGTCTTTCCGGTACTGCGCGCCATTGAGGCGCAATGTTGCCTGCTTCGAGTCGATAATCGCTCGAATCATTCTTAGGTCAGACTCGGTTGGCGTCTTGTCCAGCCATTCCCATATTTCCGTGCTGCTATCCCTTTCCCACTCGAACTTGCTTCCGGAGCCCTCATGTAAAGTGCCATCAACGTTCACGACGAAACTTTCAATGAATAGCCAGTCGTCCGCGTTGTACTGGACACTCATGCGCAGCCACGGTCGACCGCCAGCCTTCTGGCCAATGTAGAGAAAGAAGCCGTTGTAATTGACGTATCCGGGTGATGAGGGGTCGCGATACCAGGTAACACCCTCAACCTTGTCCTTCTTTGACGTGAGCGCGGCCAATGCGGCCTTGCGTTTCGCTGCGAGCTTTGCGGCTCTTTTCGCCTCCGCGTCTGCCAATGCCTTTGCCGCAGTATCGCGTTGCTGCGCGTAGTCGGCTTTCGATGGAGCAAGCCGCGCCAGCTCGGAGTAGATGCGTTGACGTTCTTTCAGATCATCCTTGGCAACACCTTTTAGGTCCGCAAGCAGCTTTCCCTCGCGCGCCTCGTGAGTGACCGCCTTGAGATCGGGATCGCTTACGCCGGAGTAGGTCTCGGCCTTGGCGATCGCCTGTGCATACTCGCCGCGATCAATCGCTGCGCGAAGTTCGCTGAGTATTGCGGCCTTGTTGGCTGAAAACTCGGCTCTGACCTTCTCGGCGCGGTCCTGAACTGCCTCGCGCGCAGCTTCCGCGCTTCGCCTGGTCTTCGCATCCTCAACGGTGCTGGTGATCCAGCTTATGACGATCAAAACTCCAGCGATGGCAGCGAGCGAGGTAAGGCAACCGACCTGCTTCTTCTTTGGAGCCTCGGCAGCTCTCGGTGCTCCGCAGTGTGGGCAGGCAGTCGCTTGCTCGCTCACCTGAGCGCCGCATTCCGCGCATTTCACGAGTGCCATGCTTTAGCCTCCCCTAGTTCTTGGGGCCTCCCTCTTCGTGGGGAGTCGTCGCAGTCTAGCATCGAGCATCGGCTGAAGGCCGCGCGTATGCATCCCCTTTCGCGTTGCTCAGGTCAACAGACGTTGAAACAGCGCGCGGTTCGGCTCGCGTGGTGCCGCCCACCATCGCGCCTGCGCCTGGCCGTTGATGTAGAGCGAGAACGCTGCGCACGCGAGCTCGTGCGCGCGGCAATGCTGACGAAACCGACACGAATCGCAAGGGGCCGGCTCGGCCAGAACCTCGGCCATTTCGGCGGGTAAGTTCATGACATCCCCTCTCGTCGCTCAGTTCAGTGCCGCAGCTCGCCATACCCACGCGGCGGGTGGAACATCGGAATGTCGATTCGCGTGGCCCAGTTCTGTCGCAGGATTCCGTACCTGAGCGCATCGGCGCCATGGTCGAAACTGTCGCTCGAGCAGTCCTCTGGACGGCGCTGATCCCGCGACAAGAAGGGCAGGGTCTGAAGGGCGTAGCTACACGTCCGGCTGAGATACAGGCCGGGCCTGTCAACTGATCCAGCATCGGCCAGCAGGCGTTTCATTTTGGTCCAGCCCGAAACGCGATCGGCTTTCATTGCCGGCTGAAGTCTCAAGCCAACGCGTGCGAGTTCCTCTGCGATCGATCCGCCACTGTGACCTTGCCGGCTGAAGCACGCGTCATCACAAACGCCTGCCGGCGGGACATCCCATCCCTTGAGCCATTCGACGAGCGCTTCTCCGAGCGTTGCCGCTGTCCAGTGAAGCCCGGCGTTCAAATTATCTTTTCGACAGACCGCGTATTCATCCAGCGCGACGATGGATCCGCGCGCGAAGTACTGCTCGCCGATCTTACCGCCCGGCGACTCAGCCAAGAGATAACACACCGAGGGCGCCGCCGATCCGTAATCCAATGCGCACCACGTTGGCCAGCGCTCGCCGTGAGTTCTGGGAACTTCGGCGACCGCATCGATGACGTTGCGCTTCTCATCGAACACGAAGCCAAAGTACGCGCCGGTCTGCGATGTGAAATCGCCGGACAAAAGCGCTCGCAACAATTCAGGATCGTGTTGGCACGAGGCGCGCAGCGTGCGCTCGTAGGCTTCTTGGTTGACGTGCGGATTGTCGGCAAGCGTTGAGGGGCAGTAGACCCACCATGCGCCGAAGTCGTCGCGCCAGGGTTTCCACGGCTCGTGACCAGCGATCCAGCGCTTGTAAACCCACACCTGCCCGGCGAAGCCCGGATTTCCCGCGACGACGAGTCGGGTTGTCACGCACTTGTCCGCGCGCAAGTTCGCCGTCAGCAAGTCCGGCAGCGAAGGGTCGGCGTGTTGTGTGATTTCGTCGAGATAGATCGTGCCAAAAGAGCGACCGATGAACTTCGCCAGATCCCCTTTGGACTCCAACACTGAAAGCTCGAAGTAGGCACCGGTTGGGAGTCGCCAGGTGTGGTCATTCTGCGAGAAACGCGCCGCACTCCCGTAGGCCGCGCTGAAGAGCGTGCGCGTGCAGTCTTCAAAGTCCCGTAGTCCGGCGAAAGTCTGCCTGACGAGTAGCGACTTTGCTCTCTCGCCGTAGAGCTCACCGAAGCGCAGTTGATCGAGAGCTATGGTTGTGGTCTTCCCACCCGCTCGACCGCCGAGCAGTGCGAGATTCATCGGCAACGGGTACTCAAGTACGCGTCGCTGATAGTCGGTGGGGCTTAGTTCCGTCGGCATCTGGTGTCTCGATGAAATCGGACATCGGGCGCGGGCCGGGAATGTTAATAAGCACGTTCGTAACATTCCCGGCTTCGGGCGGCGAATTCTCCCTGTAGCCGTGACATGTCTTCAGCAGGAAAAGGTTGGCGATCGTGTCGCCCTTCATGGCCTTCCGCACGAGATTGCGGTGAAGCTTGTCGCGCTCGTGTCCCTTGCCTTTGTCGAACGCGATCTGCAACCGCTCGTCTTCCTCGAACCATGCGCGAAGCGTCTTCGGATCCACGCCTAACGCCGTCGCAACGTCAGACTTCTGAAACCCTCGCTTCGCCAGTTTCTCGATGCGCTTCGCGGCGTCTGCCGGCGCAAGCTTGCGCGGCCTGCCGACAACGGCGCCGTTGGCAGTGAGCCGGGGCTGATCGAGGAGCGGGCGCCTCACGCGGTCCTCACGAGACTTACGACGGCCGCCGGCTCGGCAGACCCGATAGGCCGGATCGGGAAGCCCAGGTCCGACATCGGCGGCGCTTGTCGCCAGGGCTTGCGGGACACTGCCGTCACCACGCCGATAATCGTGTGGCCGCCCTCTGGATCGTCGGCCTCATACGATCCGTCGGCGCATGTCAGCCAGCGCCGGCCGCGAGCGTCGATCCGCAGCACTTTGGCTGCAAGCAGCGAGACGCGGCGTGCAGGTGTGGAAAATCCGGCACGAATCGTGATAGTCGTGCGAGTCACTACGAGGTCGCCATCGCGCGGCGCGAGGTTCGCGCGATCAATGAACATCATCGACGACCTCGCGGCCCGCCCGGATGTGGCGCGCCTGGCTCGCGGTTGAGAGCTTGTCGAAGGCGCTGCGCGTGAGCGATTTCGAGCGGGAGTCCGTGCCCAGCATCTCGGCAACGAGTCGTTGATGGCGCGCCTCGTCCGCTACTGCGTCGCGCAACACGGGCTTGAACGCCTGAGTCTCGCGTAGCTCCTGTTTCAGCGCGTCCATAGTCGCCGATGACGGCTTGCCCTCGCGATCGAGCACGACGAGCACAGCCTTGCCATCTTCGCGCTTCACGGCCAGCCGACTGCTCACGTGCGGCAGGAGTGCGTCACCGTGTCCGGGCAGGCCGATGTCGCCGCAGATGTCGCGTGCCGCGTGTTCGATGAAGATGCGGTCGTGATCCGCGGACAGACGCGCGAGCTCGGCCCCGCGTTGCTTGTCGTGCTCGGCGACTTCTGCGCTGATCAGCGGCTCCATTTCCTTGCGCAGACGGTCGAGCTCCGCTGCGTATTCCTCGCTGCCGTACGCGAGTTTCGCGAGGCGTTGCTCCGCCTGTGCGAGGAAACGCTCTTTCGGCGTCATCTCGCTCTCCGGCTTCGGCGGTGGCAGGCCGTTGCGAGCGTTGCGCACTTGCGTCTCAAGTTCTCGGGCACGGTTTTCAGCGTTGCGCCGATGTCGCCGCTCGAATTCGAGCGCGTTGCGCAATGAGCCGGCGCCCTCGATCTGCAGCTCGAACGCTCCGTCCTCGGCCTGCGAGTAGTGTTCGCGCATGGCCTCGGGCAGCTCGTCGAGCGAATCAACTTGAAGTTTCAGCATGGTCCACCCCTCACGCTGCCTGCGCTTCAGCGAGCCGGCGCTCAAACGTCCGGATCTCGTGATCGTTGAAATCAAGCACCGCCGCGCCACCAGTTGGCCGCAGGATGCTGTACGCCTTGAAACGATCAATGGCGCCCGTGGTGCCGGAGACGGACGGATTGAGGAGGAAGTCGGCGAGCAATGTTACGAGCCGCGCCGCCCATTCGTTGTTGTCCTGGGCGAGCTTCAAGATGGCGGCTTGTTCGCCCTTGGCATCGCACACACGCTGCGCCCAGGCTTGGTCAACAAACTTCGCATCGCGCTGATTCAGAGGCAGAGGGCTGCGCTTCATTGCCACCAGCAGACGCCCGTATTCAGGCTTCCCGGCATTGCTGAGCATGTCTATCTGGTCGGCGACGGCGACGTTGTAGAAGCGATTCCAGATCCACGCATCGACCACAGCGTCTGCGGCGTCGGCCTTCTCAACTGCGTAGAGTTCGGTGTGCTCGCGCTCGAGGCGGGCGCCGATCTTCTCGAGCTCAGCGTATCCCTTGCCGATTGCTTCAAGTGCTTGCGTTGCCGATTCCACAATCGCCGCATGCTTTCCCTGCGGCGACAGTGCTGCATTCTGATTCGCGGTTGCAGCTCGTTGGCCATGCCTCGCCGCGGCTTGCGAGGCACGCATGGCGATCCCGCTAGATTCGTCGCGCTCCTCGAACTCGCGTCGGTCTGCGTCCGAGAGGTGGGCGGTCGCGACCGAGAACTTGTCCGACTCAAAGACATCGAGGATGCCAATGGCCGTGCGGCGGCCGGTCGGCCAGTTGAGGACCAGGTGCGGCGAGCCGCCGTCCGTCGAGACGATTTCTGCGATACAGCCGTACTTCTTCAAGCGAAGAAGGTTGAAACGATTGGGCATGTCAAAACTCCGTGCCGGCGGTCCCGGCGATGTGGTGTTCATAGGCATGTGAGTCGAGGTATTGCGTGGGCGACTCCTGCCATCGATCGCTCACGAACTGGCGCAGGCCGCGATGAAACCAGCCGTGGATCTCGCCGAGTGCGCCCGTGCCGAATCGCTGCTTGCAGACCGTGACGAGCATCGGTGTGCAGAACTGATTCGGCATGGCGTCCCGCTCGTTGGCGGAACGACGCACGAAAACGACGTTATCGACGCGGCGCCCAAGGTCGGCGCTGCCGGCGACGTCGTTGATGTCAGGCGCCTGGCCCGGCGCGAAGGGCTTGCGTGGATGCGCGACCAGGTGAATGTGCACGTCGGCGCTCTTCGCTGTCGACACGAGCGCCTTCGCGAACTGGCGCTGCATCTCGAAATCGTTCGAAGGCACGTCGAGGCACATCAAGCTGTCGATGATCGCGTGCCGTACTCCGTCACGCGCGAGCACGCGGATCGCGGCGAGAATGCGCCCGTATTCGGCGTCGGCGTCGACCCAGCGGTTATTCCATAGCCGCAGGTGGTCGCTCCAGGAATCGAGACACCACTGCAGCCCGTCCTCGCTCGGATTCTCTGTGCCAAGCGCAGTGCACGCGTGGCGCATGAAAACGTCGATCGGGCTCTCCTCGAACGATGCGATGAACAAGCCCTGACTCCGGTGCATCAGGTGACACGCGAGCTGCCGCAGGATCGTCGTCTTGCCGGCGGCAGGAAAGCCGCTCCAGATGGTCACGCCGCCGGGAAAGAAGCGCAGGAGGCGACCGTCAGGATCGAACGGTGCCGTCGAAAAATCACGCTGTTGCCGCCTGTACTCGTCGCGAAGCGAGCGCACGTTGAGGCCACCGAACGCGAAGAGCTCGGAGGCTGGCTCGATCTGCGCCTCGAGGTAGGCGGGATCGTCGGGCTGCACCAGGACGTTGCCGAAGTTCCTCATGCCGCCACCCCGCACGTCGTCGGCACCGCGGTGAGCTGCTTCGAACACCGGCACCACGCCTGCACCCGCTCGCAGCGTACGCCGCGCCCGTCCATGAGGTGCTTCACCGCCAGGGCACGGTCGCAACGATCGAGCGCGAGGATGACGCGCAGTCCGTCGAGTACCTGGACAGGCATGCGCTCGCCAGGGCGATGCTCGATCACCAAGGCGCCGACGCCACGCAGATTCCCCTCCAGCCGCGAGCTCGTGGTCACGATCACAGGTAGCGCCGGCCGCTCGCCACGCGAACGCATCTCCTGGAGTTGGCGCCAGCTGCTCATGCCCACCTCGGAGTTTCGGGACCGTTCGCTGCCGTCGACTTCGGCGTGCGGGCGTACTCGCCCCGCTCCTTGCAGCGACGGATCCAATTCCGCCAGGCCGCAGGCCAGTCGCTTCGCGGCTTCGCGAATTCGTAATCCTTGAACTTGGCGGCTTCCTCTTCCGCGTTGATGTCGGGGATCTGGCTTTTCGCGTAGACGAGATCGGGGGAGAAGTCTGCAGGGCAGCGGCGAGAGGAGCGCGACTGCGCTCCGTCCCTCTGACTCTTAGTCTGTGTCTGTGTCTGTGTCTGAGAGAGGGTCGACGCGGGTCTTCGCGGGTCTTCGCCGGTCGCCTGTTTTTCCCGGCGTTCCCGCATCCTCTCCGCATTTCGTCCGGAAGCCACTTCCTCGGCGGCTCTCGAGGCTTTTCTGGCCTTCTCGCGGTAGAGGCCATGGTTGATCACGTGCCAGCCCCAGCCGCGGGTCTCGGCGTCTTTGTCGATCCACTCCAGGCGTCGACCGTCATTGAGTACTGATCGCGAGCCAGGGTCCGGCGCCATAAAGTCCGCGATCGCCGACATCAGGAGCGAGAGCTCGCATCCAATCTTGGCTGCTAGCAGCTGCGGCACCATGTCGATGTTGCCGTGCTTGTCGCACTGAGAAAGCAGCAGCGCCCAAATGCCGTTGTGCGGCCACTTCCCGTACAGCGTGCCGTCGAGCACCGTCGAGTGCAGCGGCGTGTAGCCGGTCATCGCCGCGCCTCAGAGATAGCGCTGCTCAAATCGGAGAGCAGTCGGCCGACGCGTGACCAGGCGGCGCACGTGCGGCAGATCGGTGGCCAGAGAGTCGGCGCAACGCGCAAGAGAGTGCCGCAGATCGTGCACATCGCGGAAACGCCGCGGAAACGGTCGTGCAGAACTGGCTTGTTTTCAGCCATTTGCGCGTCCGATTTGGTCCGCACATCCAGTAGTCCCAGCCGGGATCGCGCGGCGCTGGAACGCTGGCGCCGCCAGGACTTCGGTCGGATCGAAGCGCACGCGGCGACCAAGCTTCCGGCAAGGCACGCGCCGCTCGCGAGCTTGAGCCAGCCACCAGGTCGCTGGCACGCCGGTGCGACGCTCGAGCTCGTCGGCGTCGACGAGCAGCGCATCGTGAGCAGGAGCGGGATCGTTTCGCGGCTCGCGCACGAGATGCTGCTCGAAGAGATCACGCGGCAGATCGAGCACGCCGAGCGGGCCGAGCGGGATGACGACGCGGTCAGCCACGCGCGACCCATTTTTTAAGGGCGGGAGTAATGCGCTTCACGCCGCCGCCGTCGCGCGCTCGAACTCGCGCAGGGAGCTCTCGTAGCGGCCGCGTTTCCGCCCGATCACGACGTCCGGCGGTGGAAGCTTGCCGGCGCGCTCCCACTTGTGGATCGTGATGCGGTCGACGCCGTAACGAAGAGCGAGATCTCGCTGCCAGAGAACTCGCTCGGTCGATGCGTCGGTCATGATGCGCTACGTCGTTTGATGACGATGCGCAACTTGTAGACGATTAGAGAGGGTGGTTGTCGAATCGCAACGGTGTGGGAGGTACGAGACGCACGAACGCGTCTGCGTCGATGTGGTGCAGGAACTCCGGCTTGGCGCGCTCGCCGACGCTCAACATCGAGCGCCAGGATTCCGCCGATCGCATTGCCTCGCGGACCCAGGCGGGCCGAGCGAGCAATTGGAGGTAGGCGGGGCGGCCGTCGTCCTCCCAACGCATCAGCGTGCCTCTCATGGCCAGGGCGAGATGCAACACAGGCTTGGACTCGGACCACACCGTGTGGAGGAAGTAGGCGGCGTCGCCGGCATGCGCCGCGGCGATCTCACGTAGGCTGCGGCCGCCAAACGCCTCGGCCGCCGCCTGTGCGGCCTGTAGGCGGCGACGGATGCGGGGGAGCATGCCCTTGCGCCCCGTGCCCAATCGGCGCGCCTGCATCTGTCGCGGGACCTCTGCGAACAGGTCTGAGGCGCTCGGTGAGAGCGGCTTCCCCAGGTCGCGAGCCGCGCGGTTCATCAGCGCGAGGAGCGCCTTTACGGAATTGTTGCGCTTCCGATGACTCTCCGGATAGGCGAGTGCGGCAAGGTAGGCCATGGCAGCGCGGAGCTCGCCGCCTGGCGCGTCGAGGTCGAGCTCGGTCGTTTCCACGCCGACTGCGTTTAGGCGGCAGCTACTGCGTGGGGTGCTTCGTGGCGTTGGCGAATCTGCGCGGCCTGCCGCGCGACTCGATGCTTGGCCATCTCAAGGTCATAGTGCGCCTGAAGGTTGCACCAGAACTCCTCGGTAGTGCCGAAGTAGGCGGCCAGCAGCACCGCCATTTCAGAAGAGATCGCGCGCCGCTCTCGTACGATGTCATTTACGCGCGGCGTAGGCACACGGAGCCCCTTTGCAAGCGCGTAGGCCGTCAGGTCATTTGGCTCGAGAAACTCGATGCGCAGAATCTTCCCCGGATGCGCAAGCCTCAGCTTCCTGGTCGTCATATTCAGTTCCTCCTCTCAAGCCACTGGCGCTGTTCAAGCCCGACTCAGTGGTAGTCACAAATCTCAACTTCGTACGCGTCGCCTGCTTCCCATCGAAAGCAAAGCCGCCATTGATCGTTGATCCGGATACTCAGCTGTCCTTCACGCGGGGCGGCCAATTGCTCCAGCCGGTTTCCACGCGGGATACGTAGATCTCGTATGTCCGCTGCAGCGTGCAGCACCTGAAGCTTGGCCAGCGCGCGCTGCTGAATGTCGCCGGGGAGCTTTCGTGAGCGCTCCTGCCTAAAAATCTTCGCCGTTTCCTCGTCGGCAAACGATCGGATCACGGTGGGTGATAGTAACGAGTCGCGTTATTAACGTCAAGCATTACTAATAATGTCGACGAAACAATGGTCTAGCGTTTCCATTCTGTTTCCAACCTGTCATGACTGAGCGTAATCGAGCGTAATGTCGCGGGACGGTAAGTGCCTGATCCAAGTTATACTCGCTCATCCCAGATTACGCTGGATGACGAGGGGGTAGGTCTGGAATTCCAGTAGGCCCGCAAGGGTCTCCAGGGTTCGAATCCCTGCCTCTCCGCCACCTCGAGCTGTTTTCCGTTTTTCCATGGCAGTCCGCATCG